CGCCGGCAGGAGTGGCCTGCCGGCGCTGCCGAAAGGAGAGTGTGATGGGTAGAAGCCATCTGCTGCTCCGGGTACGTATTGTGGTGATCTGGCGTATTCGCGTCAAGATTATCCGCAAGGCGTAACCGGCCCGTTCCTTTTAGGCATGTAGTGCCGCGTGCGTTTTCTCGCTTGACACGCTCCGAGACACCCGCCCACATTAGCCCCCGTTAACCAAGATCAACACCCACAGGATACCTACATCTTGTGGTGCGGGGGTTTTATGTCCGCAGCCGCTCTCTCACTGCTCCGGGATTATCAGGCGCAAGGTATCGCCTGGCTGTGCACGCAATTACAAGACCACAGAGCCGTGCTGCTGGCCGACGAGATGGGCCTGGGCAAGACCCTGCAGGCATTACTCGCCGCCGCGCAGCGCGACGCCCGGCGTGTGCTGATTGTGTGCCCGGCCGGGGCGCGGCGTGTCTGGCTGAACGAGATTAAACGCTGGCTGCCGAGCTGGGCCGATCGGGTAGCCCTGGTCGAGCCAGGCTACAAGCTCACCGCCGTTAAGACCTGCCTCGATCGGCAAACCTTCGTCCTGATCGTCGGCTATGACGAGTTCTCCGACCGCACCAGCCAACTGGCCCACCATCTGCGCGCTCGGCGGTTTGACCTGCTGATATGCGACGAAGCGCATTACCTGAAAAACCCGAGCAATCGTACCCAGGCGCTTTACGGGCACCGCGGCTCTGGGAGGGGGGTCCAGTCCGCGGCGGCAAAGGTGATCCTCCTAAGCGGGACACCAACCCCCAATCACGCCGGCGAGCTGTGGCAGCACTATCGGACTTTCTGGCCTGAGGCGGTGAAGAACACTGCCGGCCGGTCCCTGAGCCAGATCGAATTTGAAGACCGCTTCACCCGCTATCGGGATACGCCTTTCGGGCGTCAGGTGACCGGCTCAAAAAACCAGACGGTCTTGCGGCATGCGCTGCGGGACAAGATCCTGCGTCGTCGCAAAGACGAGGTCCTGACCGAGCTGCCGCGGCTCGTCCTGCAGGACATCCCGCTAGAGGCCCCGCCCCAGTGGCTGAGCAGGCTTAAACCCGAAACCCGGGCGCTGGCGGCAAAACTCCATTACGCCGCCGAGCATGCCTCCGACGATGAATTGCTGAAGACATTACGCAACCCCGACACCGCGGTCGCTACGGTCCGCCGTGAACTGGGATTGATGAAAGTCCAGCCGAGCATCCGGTGGGTAGAGGAGCGTCTCGCATCAGCCAATAAGATCCTGCTCTTTGCCTGGCACCACGAGGTGATCGACCATCTGGCTCGGGGGCTCGCCGAGTTCGCCCCGGTGGTGATCACCGGTAAGTCGACGCCCAATGCCCGGGCTCTGGCCGTCCAGGACTTTCAAACCCAGCCCGGAACCAGAGTGTTCATCGGCCAAATTCTGGCGGCTGGGACCGCAATCACCCTGACCGCGGCATCCGAGGTCGCGATCGTCGAACCAAGCTGGGTCCCCGGCGAAAACCTCCAGGCGATCGCCCGAGCGCACCGGCTGGGGCAACGCGACATGGTTCTGGCGTCTTTCCTCTACCTGCCTGGGACGCTCGACGAGCGGATCATGCGGGTGTTTCGCCGCAAAGCGGCCGAGATCAGCGAACTCCAAGGAGATACTGAAGATGCAAGCGCAGCTTAATTTTACCTACGATCTGAACACCGCTGCGGAGCGCGCCGCGTTCCAGCGGATGTTCCAGCACCTGACGGCACAGCCGGACGAGCGGCAGGACATGCCAGTGGCGCCAGACCTGCCGGCAGGCTCTGCCGAGCCGGGTCAAGCCGAGGCGACGCTCACCGGCCGCCAGGCGGCGGCGGCTAAGGCTCGCGCCGCCAAGGCCGCCAAGGCTGCCGCACCGGTCGAGAATGGCGAGGACCTCTCCGGTCCCGTTAACGGGCATGACGAGGCGGAAGACATCGGCCTCGCCGATCCCGGTATGTCGCCGGGCGAGGCCAAGGAGGCCGCTCTTGGCCTGGTGCGCGAGATCTACGCCGCCGGCAAGGTGGCGGAGGTCAAAGCGCTGCAGAAAGCCTGGGCGATCGCGAAGTTTTACGACGTGCCCGATGCGAAGGGGCACGAGTTCTATCAGCAGGTGATGAAGCTGGCGCACGAGACCGGGCTGCGAAAGTAGCTCGCGTGACCGAGCACTCGCTCCTGGGGGCGTCGAGCGCCCATCGCTGGCTGAGCTGCCCCGGCAGCTTTCGGCTGTCGCAGACCGCGCCGCACCGGCCGTCCTCGATCTACGCCGCGACCGGGACCCTGGCGCACGAGTTGATCGAAACCGGCGTGCGGGACGGGAGCTTTCGCTGCGACGAGAGCCGCCGCGATCATGTTCTGCTGCGAGACGATCACCCGATCAAGATCGACCGGGACCTGATCGACGGCGTCAACCTGATGCTCGGCTATCTCCATCCGCTCAGGGCCAGGTCGACCTGGTTGGGTGTCGAGTTTCGCGTCGACTTGGCCGACTATTTCCCGGTGCCCCCTTCTGTGCCGGTGTTCGGTACGGTCGACGCCGCGGCCCTCGTGAGCAAAACACTTGAGGTCATTGACTACAAGAACGGCTCCGGCATCACGGTCGACGCGGCCCTGAACCCGCAACTGCTTTTTTATGCTGCCGGGGTTTTGCCGTATTTGCGGCAGGATTTTGGCAAGATGCCGCCGCTCCGGCATATCAAGCTCACTATCGTGCAGCCGCACGCCCAAGGGGTCGCCCCGATCCGCTCCTGGGAGATCGACGTGGTCGATCTCTTGATGTGGGTAGACGAGGTGTTGGTCCCCGGCGTGGAAGCCTGCGCCGAGCAGGACGCGCCTCTTAATCCGGGTACGTGGTGCCGCTTCTGCCCGGTCTCGCACGCCTGCCCCAAACTGATGGCGGATGCCCTGGAGATGGCTCAGCGCGAGTTCGACGACGAGAACCTCGTCCCGTCGATGCCAACAGATGCTGCGGAGCTGGCGCAAAACCTCGACACTGCTGAGCGTGCTGAATTGTGGATCGCCAGCATCCGCGAACACGCGATCGACCAACTGCAGCACCAGATCCGCATCCCGGGTTGGGGTCTGGTCCCGACCCGCCCGACCAGGAAATGGCTCGCCCCCGACGCCGACATCGTCCGCCGGTTGGTCGACCTTGGTGTCGACATCGACGAGGTCTGGGAAGAACGGGTGCGCTCGCCGGCGCAGATGGAAAAACTGCTCCACCGCAGCCGTAAAGGCCGGGCGATCTGGGACAAGGCCCAGGCGCTGGTCGAAGCCCGGTCGTCGGGGGTCAAGCTAGGGCGCGACGCCCACGCCGACGCCCGAGAGGATTTCCTCGATGAATAGCCCGGACGGTGTCGCTCTCGTCGAGAACCGTTTTCGGCTGGCGCGCCCGGACATCGAAAGCCGGCCCTGCCTGAAACCTTTGCGACCGGTGGTCTGGGTCACGACCGAGACACTAAGTCGAGACCCGGCCAAACGCTGGCAGGACATGGGCTACGGCGTCTTCTGCCTGATGGGTGAGTGATTTAACCAAGGAGACCTAGCCATGGCTGCCAGTGTTCGGACCCCGATCGGGGTCTTGAGTTTCCCCAATCTGTTTTCGCCCCGGCCACGGGCACCCGGCGGCGAGCCCGTCTACCAGTGCTCGATCCTGTTCAACGAGGCCGCACAAAAGGACCCGGCTTACCAGGCGCTCCGCAAAGCCGTAGCCGAAGAGATCGACGACAAGTGCGGCGCCGGTAAGTCTCAGGACCGCCAGTTCATGGCAGGGCTGCGCTCGCCGTTCCGGCCGACCGCGGAGAAAGCCTATCAAGGCTACGACATACCCGGCGGCATCTTTATCTCGCCGTGGACAAAGTCCAAGCCAGGTCTGGTCGACGCGGTGCGCAACGAGATCTTGGTCGCGGAAGACATTTGGGCCGGGCAGTTGGTGCGGGCGACGGTAAGTCCGTTCTACTACAACACCAGCGGCAACCGCGGCGTGTCGTTTGCCTTGAACAACCTACAGGTCTGCCGCACCGATGGTCCTCGGCTCGATGGCCGGCGCGCGGCGTCGCAAGACTTCGATGATTATACCGGGGCCGGCGCAGCAGTGATGGAAGACAGTGAACTCCCTTTCTGACGGGTGGTTCTGGGCCGTCCTGTTGGGGCTGCTCTTTGTGCTGGCCGGTAGCATGGAGTTTTAAGAGATGTTGGAAGCAACCTTACTACGCGCTGTCGAGGTGGCTCGTGAGAAGATCGCGACCGCCGACCGGAAAGCCGCGGGGTGGCTCGCCGAACGTGACCGGCGCCGGCGTCAACTAGCGGCTTTCCTGCGGGGGATCGTGCGGTTGACGGGTTCGCAGCACAAGGCTGCTGCCGTCACTGGCATGGGCCAGTCCGTGATCTCGCGTCTTCTCGATGCCGAGGGCCATAAAAAGCAACGCCAGAGCATGAGTGATGTCAGGAATAGGGATCTGACATCAGCCCAGATCCGAGCTGATGTCACAAATCAAAATGTGACATCACCTGCAGATGACAATGGTGAGACAGTCGTCGTGAAAACCAATGTCGTAAATCTACGCCGCAGGCGCCCTGACTGGAAGCCGCGCGAACCGCGCAGAAGTACGCTTCACAAATGGTATCAAGAATATCTGGGCTGGACAGAGTCCGCCCAGAAAACAGCGAGACAGTTCATCTTTAACGCAAAAGGGTTGCTGCCGGAGGAGGCTTACTATGACACCCGACCTTCCAATAGTAACAGTACCGTGGGGCCGCAAAAAAGACCTTCCGCCCGCACTCCTCGAACGCGCGTGGGCAACCTGTCAGCGTCGTAACAGGGCGCACTGCATCAATACTAACCTTGTACGAGCATTTGCTGAGCATCAGGGCCGGGAGATCCGTTATCCGCGGACTCATAAAGGCGAGTGCCACTGGTCCGAGCTGATCGACGGGCAATGGTATATGTTCGCTGCGGCGTTGAGCGAGCCCTACGCCCGAAAACTCGATGGTTTTGACGATGAGGGTAAGCACTTTCGTGCTCCCGTCAGATGCCCGATGAGCCCGGTGCGGTGTCTCGGTCCATGCGAGGTTCGACAAGATACGGCAGAAGTCAGGAAAGCCCGGATCGCGGCGCTTAGGGCTAAAATCGCCGCCCGGCCGCCCAAACCACGCGAGCCCCAACTGCCTTACGTCTTGAGCAAAGTCGCGTAAGGGGTGCGCCTGGTCCTTTTTTTTTAGGGGGTGGGGTTCTACATGTCCAGACTTATTGTGGATATGGAGACGACATCGACTGCCGATCTGCGTCGAACCGGTAGTCACGCTTATGCCGAGCACGCCGACACTCGGGTTACGGTGCTCTGCTACGCAATTGACGCCGGTCCGGTCGAGACCTGGCTCGAAGGACCGCCGCCTGCGCCCTTCGTAGCGGCGGTAAACACCGGCGCCACGGTGGTCGCGCATAACTACCTGTTCGAGCACAACGTCTACACTACCAAGCTGGCCCGGGCAGGATGGCCGGCGATCCCGCTGGCGCAGTGGTCCTGCACGATGGCCCGCTCCCTGGTGGCTGGCTATCCCGCC